GGTGGCTTTTTGCAAGCAATGGGTACATGGACATTAGATGCTGGTCAAGGCGCTGATGACTATGCAGTATTCGTAACCTCTATGGGTGAAGTTATTGTTTATAACGGCACAGACCCATCTTCTGCTGATACATGGGCTTTAAAAGGCGTATGGCAATTAGGCCAAACCTTTAGCCGTAGATGCTTCTTTAAGTGGTCTGGAGACTTACTTTTACTTACCCAAGACGGATTAGTTCCATTGGCTTCTGCCCTGCAATCTAGCCGTTTAGACCCTAGAATCAACTTAACAGACAAGATTTACTTTGCAGTTTCACAAGTTGCAACCTTGTATTACGCTGAATTTGGCTGGCAAATTAACTATTTTGCTGGTGAAAATATGTTGATATTAAACATCCCTATTCCTAGCGGAGTAGAACAATATGTAATGCACACCATTACTAAATCTTGGGCTAGGTTTACAGGTATTCAAGGATATTGTTGGGAAGTATCAGGCGATGCTGATATGCACTTTGGAAGTAATGGATTTGTAGGCACTTTTTATTCAGGTTTATCTGATGATGAGTCAAATATTAGCGCAACTGCACAACAAGCCTATAGTTATTTTGACTCCCCAGGACAGTTAAAGCGTTTTACTATGGTAAGACCTATCCTACAGTCTACAGGTGGTGTGCCAAGCGTTTTATGCGGTATTAGCGTAGATTTTGACACTCAATCTCAGTTAGGCGCAGTTTCATTTAACCCTAGTATTCAAAAAGATGCTGTTTGGGATGTAGCCAAATGGGATAACAATGTATGGGCTGGTGGGCTTGTTACTACTAAGATTTGGCAAGGTGTTACAGGAATAGGTTATACAGGGTCTGTAAACCTTAACGCTGCAAGTCGTGGAATTGAGTTACATTGGGCTTCTACCGATTATGTTATGGAAGCTGGTGGTGTAGTTTGAGGCAGGTTACTACTGATAATCAAGATAAATTAAGGAATTGGCTTTCAGAAATTGGGCAGTTTGATTACCCGCAAGAAACAATGTGTATTGGAAGTGTAAAAGATAGTGAATTAGTAGGGGTTACAGGATTTAATGCTTTTATGCCTAATTCTTGCCAAATTCATGTAGCAGCAAAAGATGTGCAATTTTTAACTAGAGAATATTTAAACTGCGTATTTGATTACCCCTTTAACAAGCTAAAAGTTAAGGTTATAATCGCACCTATATGCAAGGATAATGTTAAGTCCTTGAATTTGTGCCGAAAACTTGGCTTTGAGCAGGTAGCTGACATACCTTATGGACACCCTAATGGTGACCTTATAGTAGTCACAATGAAGCGTAATCAATGTCGTTGGTTACAACAAGGAGAAGGACATGGGCGGAGTAGTTAATGCAGTAAGTAGTATCTTTACGGGTGGGGGCAGTCAACAATCTGCGCCTGCTGCGCCTGATTATACTGGCGCTGCTCAAGCTACTGCTTCAGGCAATTTAGATGCTGCCCGTGCTGCTTCTGCTGCCAATCGAGTCAACCAATACACTCCTTACGGAAGTCTTGAATACAAGCAATCTGGCGCAGATATGTATGGTAACCCTACATGGTCAGCCACTACTAACCTTTCTGATGTTGGGCAACAATTACTAAATCAACAAAACCAAGCTGCTGTAGGGCTTGGTGGAACAATTAATGCTGCATTAGGCCGTGTACAAAACACAATGGGGCAAGAATTTAACCCTAATTTACCTTCTACTGGCATGAACCCTGGGCAATCTTATCAAGATGCTTATATGCAACGCCTTGCACCACAAATTTCGCAGAATCGTGAATCTTTACAAGCTCAGTTAGCTAATCAAGGTATTGCACCTGGTACACAAGCCTACGAAAATGCTATGCGTACAGCAGGACAAAAAGAGAATGATTTGTTATTGGGTGCAACTACACAAGGCTTTGGTGTTGGTCAACAAGCAAATCAACAGGCTTATAACCAAGCTCTTACCAATTATCAGTTGCCACTCAATACATTAAGTGCATTGCGTACAGGCGCACAATCTCAAAACCCTACATTTGTAAACACTCCTCAACAAGCTACAACGGCTGGTGCAGACTTATTGGGCGCTGCACAAATGGGTTACAACGCTAATATGGGTGCTTATAACGCAGGGCAAGCACAAAATTCAGGTATGTTGGGCGGCTTAATGAATTTAGGTGGCACATTAGGTTCTGCTTACATGGGCATGAAATAATGGGAATTAATTTAAATTTCTTAGACAAGGCTTGGCAAGGCATTGGCAATATTGGTGCTGATACTGACCAATTTATGAAGCGTGAAATGCCTTTTGATTCAGGATGGGGTGCGCCTGCTGCTGCGGTTGCGGCTTACTTTGGTGGCCCTATGGCTTTAGAAGCAATGGGTGAAGCTGGCGCTGCTGGTGCTGGTGAAGCTGGCGGTGCTGCTGGTGGCGGTGGCTTTATGAATTCATTAGGCTCTATGTTTGGCGGTGGTGAAAGTGGTGGTTTTGGTTTAGGTCAAGGCACTAATTATTCTAACTTTGCTAATACATCTGGCGGTGGTTTTGGCAACATAAACCCTGCCATGTCTACTTCTGGCGGTGATTTTGGTTTAAATTTTGGCTCACCTTCAGGTATTGCTGGCAGTAATTCAGCGATGGGATTAAGTGATTTAAGTGCGCCTAGCTCAATGTCTAACTTTGGTCAATCTTTAGCTAAACAACTATTAAATCAAAAACAAGGCGGTCAACAAGGCGGTCAAAGTGCTTACCAGTACCATGACCAACCAGTACAAAGACAAGCTGCATTTGCACCAACTCCAGCACTATTTCAAGTGCAAGACAAGCAAACTGACATTGCTGCGTTAATTGCAGCGCTTAGAAATAAGGATTTAGCATAATGGCTAACGAATTAGACGCATTACAAAGTCAATTACCTCCTGATTTGTTGGCTGCACAACAGCAATTAAATCGTCAGCAAAAAATGGCTGAAATGCTAATGGCACAAAATCAGCAACCACAAGGTCAAATGATTAGTGGTCGTTATGTTGCCCCAGCTTGGACTCAGCAATTAGCGCCAATGGTTAATCAATTAACTGGTGCTTACATGGCTAATAAAGGCGATGAAAGAGCTAATGCTTTAGCACAGCAACTACGCCAAGGCCGTCAATCTGAGCAACAAGCCATTATGGAAGCTATTAATAAAGGTGACCCTAAAGCTGCTTTAGCATTAGCTACAGGCTCACAATATGGCGCTGGTAAAGAATTTGTACCTGCGTTAATGACTTCTGTCATTCCTAAAACACCTGAAAAAGTTGCTGAATATAATGTAGCCAAACAAGAAGGATTTAAAGGTACATATAACGATTTTGCTAATCAAATGACTCCTTATCAATCTGCTCAACTTGGCATGGAGCGTCAAAAGTTAGGTATGGAGCAACAAAAACTTGCTAATGAATTAGGTGGTGGAAAGCTAACTGAATCACAAGGAAATGCTACTGCTTTTGGTATGCGTGCTAAAGAATCAAATGCTTTGTTAGGGCAATTAGAGCAATCTGGCACTAAAAATACAGGCGTTGTAAGGTCTGCTATTGCCTCAACTTTAGGTATGACTCCGTTTATTGGTGAAAAGTTGGAGCAAGGAGTTTCTAGCGCAATGAATGTATTGCCTAGCGCTTTAGGTGGGCCTAATGCTGCACAACAAGCTACTGACCAAGCACGAAGAAACTTTGTAACAGCAGTATTGCGTAAAGAGTCTGGCGCTGCTATTAGCCCTTCTGAATTTGCAAATGAAGCACAAAAGTATTTTCCACAACCAGGGGATACTGATAGCGTTATTCGTCAAAAGCAACACGCTAGAGAAACTGCCATTAAAGCATTGGAAATACAGGCTGGCCCAGGAGCTAATGTTATTAAACAAATGCCTACTCCTACATTAGATGTGGGTGGTACTACTGGCGGTTGGAGAGTCAAATAATGGCTGAAAAAGAATATACAGTTGTTGCCCCTGACGGAAAAGAAATAACTCTTATTGGCCCTGAAGGCGCAAGTAAAGACCAAGTTATTGCACAAGCACAAAAACTGTATAAGCCGACAACTGGTGGCACTAACATATCTAGTGATGTGCCTCAAGTAATTACCGCACAAAACAGGGGTAGCGTTGCTCCTGTAGAAGCACCTACTAGCATGGCAGATAAGTTAAAGGCTTTGTATGAAGTGCCAGCAGCCATTGGTAGCGGTATGGTTTCACAGCCAGCATCAATGCTTTATGGTCTTGGTAGAGGTGCTGCACAAGATATTAGTCAAGGCAAAATGCCTACAGCGGAATCTAGGGATATTAACTATAGACAAGCTAGAGAAGCTACACAATTTCAACCAACTTCACCTGTAAGCCAAGATGTATTACAAGGTATTGGTGGTGCTTTAGAATCTGCAAAAATACCTCCTTACATTGGTAATATTGGTGCTATTCCGTCATTTGCACAAGGCGCACAAGCAATTAAACCAATGGTACAAGAAGCAATGCAAACTGCTAAACCAGCAGTAAGCACTATGGCACAAGCATTACGCAAAGAAACCCCTATGGTTGGTGTTGGTGCTGCTGAAGTCCCTGAAGCTGTTACAAGAGCAAACTTAGCACAACAATTGCGTGTACCAGTAGAGTTAAGTAAGGGTCAAGCTATGCGTGACTTAGGTCAGCAAAAGTTTGAAATTGAAACTCCTAAAAATTTCCCAGAATTAGGAAAGCCTTTAATTGAAGCCCAAGCCAAGCGTAATGACGCTATCTTGCAAAACTTTGATGCTTTTGTAGATGCTACGGGTAAAGAAACTTATGGTTTGCGTGAAACTGGTCGAGTAGTGGACAAAGCATTAGTAAATGCTGCTAACAAAGCTAAAAATGAAATTAAAATTGCTTATGATTCCGCTAGAGAAGCTGGTGAAACACAGCAACCATTACCTTATGCACCATTAAAGTCTTATATTGACAATCAAACGCCTACCGTTAAGCGTAAATTAGCCCCAATTCTTAGTGCAGTAGATGAAGAAATTATTAAAAATGACCCTAAGCGTACAGGTCAAATTTCTATTAATAATTTGGAAGATATTTACCAGTTTATTAATAAGAATTATGAGCCTGGTACTCCTGCTGGTAATTATGCCTCAGAAATGAAAGGCTTAATTAACCAAATTACTGAAGGCCAAGGCGGTGAGTTATATCAAGAAGCCCGTAAACTCCGCACTAAATTTAGCCGTGAGTTTGAAAATGTAGGGTATGTAGACAAGTTATTACGCCAAAAACCAGGAACTACAGACCGTGCTGTAGCCTTTGAAGATGTATTTGACCATAGCATATTAAATGGGTCTTTAGATGATGTACGGGCTATTGGCGGTACTTTGAAAAAAGCTGGCCCAG